TCTAAAAGCCTACAACGATCTGCTTGACATGGGAGTAGCCCCAGAGCAAGCCCGTATGGTACTGCCTCAGAGTATGTACACGGAGTGGTTCTGGAGCGGAACTGTAGGGGCCATAGCGAAGATGTGTAACCTACGCTGTAAGCCTGATACACAGGCGGAGACACGCATTGTAGCTGACCAGATCAGTGATAAGATGAAAGAGTTGTTCCCAGTTTCTTGGGCAGCATTATTGGAGGAGAAAGACCAATGAAACCTGACGTTACGCAAAAACAACAAGTACTTAACCACTTACAAAATAACCCTGACGGGTTCACCTCTTGGGAAGCAATCAGTCAATATGGTATTACCCGTTTAGCTGCTTATATTGGTTTCTTGAGGAATGATGGATATGGTATTAAATCGGTAACAGAAACCCGTAACGGAAAGGCAATTGCCAGATACTTCTTGGTTACAGGTGAACAGGAGAATGATGATGCCTAAACTATATGACTTAGAGCCTATGATTATGGACTGTTGGCGTGTGTGTAATGACCTTGAGACAGTGTTCAAGCAGATAGGTGATGGTGAGCGTGACCCTACACAAGATGAACTGATGAACGCCCTGCTTGGTATGCAGCAAGTGTACCAGTGGAGGTTTGAGCAGTTGATCGACAAGTATGAGGAGTTGTGTTGTGATAAACAGTGAGTGGCGGAAGTTGATAGCAGAACAAGAGAACTTTAAGGAGAACGTAATGGCAGAACATACAGCAGACATCGTGAATGAACCTAAGCACTACGCCCGATGGAAAATAGAACCTATCACATACATCATGCAGAACGGCTTTGAGTTCTGGCGTGGGAATATCATCAAGTATGCCAGTCGTGCAGGGTACAAGCCCTACGAGGGAATGAGTAAGGCTCAGTGCGAGATCACAGACCTTGAGAAGGTCATTCGCTATGCTGAGATGCGTATCAATCAACTTGGGGGAAAGGATAAGCTATGACTAAAGATGAGCTAAAGAAACTCATTAGGGCTTTGGATAAGTCTGAGGATGTCACAGTCGAGGAAGCTGTGTATCTGATCCGAAAGAGACAACGAGAGCTAGAGAACTTGGAGGTAGAGTATGAGCTTAACTGGGCCTGAGATCGTAAGCATGTGCGAGAGATTGGCTTACAAGTACAACCGTGTTGATATGAGGGAGGATTTGGTCTCCGAGGGAATATTGGCGATTTATGAGAGGTTGGAGGTTAAATCAGATGAATACCCCGCCAGTCTTTACAGGAGAGCTAATAAGGCTATGCACGACTATATCAATAGGCGATCCAGGGTTGTGCATATACCCTACACAAGGACAGCAGAGAGCCTCTCAAAGGGTGTTGAGTATAAACACGGGTCTTATTCAAAGAAGGGAAAGGAGGAACTGGCAAAGGCACTGTCTACAACGTCTGTGAGTTTTGACGACAGCTTCTCTTTGTCCGTTAAAGACTGTTCTCAAAAGTATGAGACTGATGAGTTCATTGCGAAAGCTCTTAATCTGCTGGACGACATAGACAGGGAGATTATATACAAGAGGTACTTTGAGGAATGTTCTCAAGGTGATTTGGCTGAGATATGTGGTGTTAGCCAACAGTCAATATCTAGGAGAGAAGAGGCAGCACTTTACAAAATGTCACAACTGTAACAATTCGTGAAGTGTGAAAGACTGAAAAAGGTCTATATAAGTAAGTGTAGCCCTCTTAAGTTACCTCTAGAGTTGCTCAAGTGTTACTGGTCTGTGGTGGTGGCTTCAAAAAGGTTACTCTAGAGTTACTCTAGAGGTACCACTTATTTAATCTACCACAGACCACCATAACTCTAGATAACTTAAACATAAGGAATATAATATGAGTGATAAAAGTAATCTGCCGTGTCCCTTTGTGTCGTGCGGTTCTTCAGATGCTTTTAGTTATAACAGTAATGGCTATGGGAAATGCCACTCCTGTAATACTAATTACCCGTCAAGACAGAAGACGTTTGATTGGGCATCTGAAAAATACCCTACGGTAGAAAGAGAAGGGTACTCGTTTACCCCTAAGAAGATTGAGCCGCCAATTCAACAAGACCCCAGCATTGGAAAACATGAAAGTATGCGAGGTATTGATGAGGGGGTTATGGCGGAATATGGTGTATTGACCTACCCTGACCGTCAAGAGTACACATACCCCAGCGGGGGAATTAAAGTGAGGAAGTTACCAGAGAAGGGCTTCTATGCTAAAGATGGGTTTAAATCCGATGAACTATTCGGAATGAACCTTTTTACCGCTGGGTCTAGTAACGCCGTGACAATTACTGAGGGTGAGATAGACGCCCTCTCTGTGTATCAAATGGTGCAGAGTAAATTCAGTAATCCTGTTGTGTCGTTGCCATCTGCTACGCCATCTAAGAAGTTGTGGGAGAATTGCGCGGAGTGGCTTAACGCTTTCGACAAGATCATCCTGTCGGTTGATAACGATGAAGCTGGAAATAATCTTGCTGATAACATAGCAAAGTTATTCCCTAACAAAGTGTATCGGGTTGACCATCGTCCATATAAAGATGCTAACGAGTTCTTACAGGCTGGCAAAGCATCAGAGTTCAAACAGGCTTGGTGGAACGCTCGTAAGTACATGCCTGAGAATGTGATGAACAGCACACAGGATTTCTTGTCGTTGTATAAGGATACACCTGAGCATCAGTATGTGCCGACAGGTATCCAAGCCTTAGACGATAAAATCTTAGGTTTGATGCAAGGTCACTTTACGGTAATCAAAGCACCCACGGGTATCGGCAAGACGGAGATCATGCGTTATCTTGAATACAATATGTTGCAGAAGAGAATACCGATTGCTGCGTGGCACTTGGAGGAAACTAAGCTGCGATCTCTTCTGGGTCTAGTTAGTTACGAGTGTAATGACAATCTAACCCGCAGGGACTTGATTGATGAAAAGGGGGCAGAGGAAAAAGTCTTTGGCGCTATCGAAAGTCTCACTAAAGATGAGAACTTCTACCAGTTCTACCTAAGTGATGGTCAAGATGCTGACGATCTTATTGACCAGATACGTTACTTTGCTGTAGCCTGTGGCGTTAAGTTTGTTTTCTTTGAGCCTATCCAAGATGTCTTGGTTGGTACGTCTGAGGATAGTAAGGAACAGATGCTGGCTGATTTATCTGTTAGGTTGTCGAAGCTGTCTGCTGAGTTGAACGTGGGCATCGTTACTATCGCCCACACTAACGATGATGGTCAGATGAAATACTGTCGTATGATCGGACAACGTGCTTCGGTTATCATTGACCTTAAGCGAGACAAAGAAGCTGACGATATACAGGAGCGCAACACAACGTACCTGTCTATTGAGAAGAACCGACCCTGTTCAGAAGAAGGTAACGCAGGGATGATGCGGTTTAACACTGACACCTTCACACTTACAGAGGTAATGTAAAATATGACAACAGTATTCGACATTGAAACAGACGGTCTATTAGATGAGTTGACCAAGATTCATGTCATGTCTTGGTCTAATGACATGGGTGAAGTTAAGCATACCCATGATTACGATGAGATGCGCTATGTATTACTCAACAGTGAAACTCTGGTAGGCCACAACATCATACGCTTTGACATCCCAGCGATAGAAAAGGTGTTAGGCATCGAGGTAAATGCTAGTTTGATCGACACTCTAGCGTTATCTTGGTATCTACACCATGACCGTATGAAGCATGGCCTTGAGGGCTACGGAGAGGACTATGGAGTACCCAAACCAGTTATCAAGGACTGGAACACCCTGACCCCACAAGAGTACGCTCACAGGTGTGACGAGGACGTTAAGATCAACAATCGTCTCTGGCGTGACTTAAGCATGAAGCTAGACAAACTGTACAAAGATGCGGAGGAAGATAAGGATCGTCTGATTGACTACCTTACATTCAAGCTAGACTGCGCTAAAGAGCAAGAGACCCTACAGTGGAAATTAGACGTAGGTAAAGCACAAGCCGCCTACGACGAGATCATGGCACTCAAAGAAGAGAAAGTTGAGCAACTAGCTGATGCTATGCCTAAGCGTATTCTCACCCGTATTGCTACAAGACCTAAACGGGATAAATACAAGAAAGACGGGAATTTGTCGTCAGATTGGGAGAAGTGGATTGACCTATGTTTGCAATATAGACAACCCGAGACGACCATAAAGTTTGTCGTTAAAACAGGCGAAGAACGGGGAAATCCTAACTCTAATGACCAAGTAAAAGACTGGTTAAATTCTCTTGGTTGGAACCCACGGACATATAAGTTTACAAGGAATAAGGTTACAGGTGATGAAAAACAAATTGCACAAGTTAGAAACAACGGAGAGTTATGCTCAAGTGTCAAAGAGCTTGCAGAGGTTGACCCTGCTGTTGACCTTCTGGATGGCCTTACAGTTCTTACTCACCGTGCTGGTATTCTTAAGAGTTTCTTAGAGTGTCACAAGGATGGTTGGCTAGAGGCTAGTATCGCAGGGCTGACGAACACCTTTCGGTTTAAGCACTATCGACCCTTGGTTAACCTTCCAGGAGTAGATAAGCCCTACGGTGATGTTATCCGTGGGTGTCTAACGTGTCCTGATGGCTACCTGTTAGCTGGTGCTGACATGACATCATTAGAGGACACAACCAAACGACACTATATGAAACCGCTAGACCCTGACTACGTTG